TATAGGACTGTTCAGATCAGAAATAAATAATGGTTGCCCGGATAGCTTTGACGCATATTCCAAAAAGGCAAGTTGAAATAATTGATTACCCAAACCACCTTGTAGCTGGATAGTTATCATTATTATAATATATTTTTAGTTAAAAATAGTTTCTTTAAACTCTCTTTCACATATCTTATTTATTTCAGTTAATGAATAAACATTAGTTCCTGTCTTCTTAACAAACTCATAACCTTGCGATTGTTTTTCTTTAATTTTATCTGGATTTAATTTATAGTAATCCATAACTTTTTCTATATCATTTTTTGTTTGTATATAAATAGCTATACAGTCTGTCTGTAACACAGCTGGCATACTATTTGTCAATACTATACAGCCATATGCTAACCCCTCGTATATTCTCTGTGAAACATGTTCATTTTTAATATTTTCATCGCTTTGAAATCCTAATGCAAATATTGATGATAAATAAATAATTTTACGTTCTTCATATGTCATATATTTATCTATCTTTGTTGCCAGATAAAGACCATTAAATCTTGTTCCAGGAACAAGATTTGCTCCATATGTGTATCCCATATAACAGTAATCTCTTTTTATATTTCTTTCATACGTTCCTATTAATTCTGGTTCATCATTTGCTCTCAAATAAAGAGGAATTGATGTGTTTGAATTTTTATAGAATTTCATTATAGATATCTTATCATTACATGGAGGATCTGCTAAAATATTTTCGTAAATATGTATAAACTTTTTTAGAAGTGTGGTATCTTGTGAGTGCCAATACCATCCAATATATGTAGCATTAGGCGCAATTGAGTATAGTAATTTACATGGGTTTTTTACATGAAAAAAGTTTCCCATAAAAATAATAGAATTGTCTCTTAATTCATATATATTTTTACATATATTTAATGTATATCCGCGCCTTAAATATGCGCCACATAGTTCTTTAAATACTAGTATTAATACACTAGGGCAACTTAATTCTTTAGAGTCAAGAATTATAACTTCCTTCATTTGGAAACTTTATATATATATATAATAATTCTACTCAAAGACCATTCTTGGAACAATATGCATAGCTTCTAGTTCTTGACTCCACAATTTCACTGCGTAAGGGATGGTTTTCATTTCAAATTGAGTTTGTACTCCACATGTACCGCAATGATAGATATTCTCCAAAGGATTTACGACTGCTAATGTTCCACAACCCTTACAGAATCCAGTCGTGAAAGGATCACTTACATCCATTAGACGCTCCTTGGTAAACATCGAGGCACCGTGTGACAGCATACAATCACGCTCCATCTCACCAACACGCAGACCACCATCACGAGAACGCCCTTCGCAAGGCTGACGAGTCAGTGATACAATCGGTCCACGCGCACGAGAATGCTTTTTGTCAATCACCATGTGCTTCAAACGTTGATAGAACGTGGGACCCATGAAGATTTCTGCTTCCATCATTTCGCCTGTTTGGCCGTTATACAGAATCTCATTTCCATATGGATGCATTCCTAGCTCCAAAAGTTGTTCACGAATGTTCTCAACATGAAGGTGAGAGTAAGGAGTTCCGTCACCTAGAGATCCTTTTTCCGTACAAACCTTTCCGTACATCGTCTCCATCAGCTGAGCGATAGTCATACGAGAAGGTACGGCGTGAGGATTCATAATCAAGTCGGGACGCAGACCTTTGGCAGTATACGGCATATCCTCCTCGTTTAGCATGATACCGCACGTACCCTTCTGTCCATGACGAGATGAGAACTTATCACCAATCTCAGGCACACGCTCAGAAACCACACGTACTTTTACGAACGGATACCCATCTGAGTTACGATCCTGCCATACACCATCTACGCGACAGTTCTCAGAATTTTTGTGAGTTGATGAAGAGTCACGATATTGATACCCATTTGCGTCATTTTTGATAGAAGTTACTTTTCCAATTACGACGTCATTTTCCTTAATAATCGCATTCAGAATGGGAACACCATTGTCTCCTACTGCGTGGTAAGAGGATGTCTTGAATCCACGCGTATTTTCACGTCTAGGTCTAACAAATTTCTCTTCTTTGCCTGATGCGATGTTACGGTGTTCTTCGTCTTTATAAATTGTGTAATACAACGTACGAAACAGTCCACGGTTGATAGCACCTTTGTTGAGAATAACCGAATCCTCCTGATTGTATCCACCATAGCAGCCAATTGCTACCATAATGTTATCTCCAGAAGGCATCTCATGAGTTTTCAAAGTGTGCATCATACGTGTCTCCACAAACGGACGCATAGGGGAGCACAGAATATAACCATTCTTATCAAGTCGCTTCGCGTAGTTACGAGCAAAGATACCCATTGCCTGTTTCCCCATAGCAGATTGATATGTGTTACGAGGAGACTGATTGTGATCACAGAATGGAATACTATTCGCCATATGTCCCATAATCAGCGTAGGATGGACCTCACAGTGAGTGTGCGTCTTTGTAATGTCTGCTGGTGTTACAGCCACACGAATCACCTCAGTCTCACATGGATCAATATATTCTAGATTCGACCGAATCCAATCATTCCAGTCCTTATTTTTATTTAGAGGTCCCTGAAGAATGATGCCATTCTCCACACGATACAGTGGGCGTACAAATCGTCCACTATCTGTCTCAATGTTAATAATGTAGTCGCGAATATTCCATGATACACCTGTGTGAGGATGTAGGGAGAAGTTACGCTTGGCGGCTCGAAGATAGTTATGAACAGCCGTAGGATTTTCGGTATACGCAACAATAACGCCGTTCAGTATAATCATAGTTCCACGATAGATATCCTTGATAGACGCAATCCACTGAAGATCGGGTCCATTCTCTAGTACATTTAGAACTACATTCGCAGGAGTGTGTTGCGTAATAGATGTCAACATCGCCATAGACTTCACAATACCAACCGAATGACCTTCTGGAGTCTCTACTGGACATACGTATCCCCAAGATGTTCCATGAAGCTTACGAGGAGCCAACAACTTACCCGACTTCTCAACTGGAGTCTGAATACGACGCAAATGGCTGAGAGTGGCAGAGTAGGACAATCGATTCAGTACCTGTGAAACACCAACCTTAGTTGCGTTTGACATAACACTTGTAGACGTTCCGAGTCCCTGAACGGTAAAGTTACCTGTTGCCAGTGCCTGCTTTAGTTTTCCTTCGATCGTAGACACCTTCAAAATTTTATACAAATTATTGACGTTCAAAATTTCTAGCGGGCGAGACGTTTCTCCCTTCTTCCAGCTATCGTTGTTCACCTCATGAACGAACTTGCTGCGAATGTCTTTACATACTTTTTGAAAGAGTTGACGGAACAAATGGGTTAGAAGGGCGCCAGTTGTCACTACACGCTTATTAGGATACGCATCGCGGTCATCAACATTAAGTACACCTTCAGACGCAAGCAGAAGACGACGCACCAACCAAGAAGTTAGAATCATCTTACGCGCATTCAAAACTTCATGCGTTGACTTGTCTCCTCCAAACTTTACATGGGGTAGATATTCAGTCTCCAACAGAGAGCGAACGTATCCATGTTTGTCTTCTGAAGCAGTGCCATACTGAAGATGATGCGTCAGATACGTGATCGCGTCTTCGCGATTGTATACCTTGATATCAGAACACTCCTTGAACGATGCGCCAAGGAGTTCCATATACTCGCCTGTAGGGCAAATCAGATTTGCGATTTCTTCATCTGATTCCATGCCGAATGCTCGGAACATCACCATCAGCGGAATATCTTCACGAAATCGAGGAATACACATCGTAAGAGGATATCCCATGCCATTAAACTTGGTTGCGATACGTACCTCAAGCTTTTTGGGTGGAGTTGTAAATGACTCGTGTAAAGACTTCATCTCTGCAGAAAATGTGAACTTTGCGGATGTCTTCTTGTTGAAGAAGATCATGATGCGGTTATCAGCAACTTTCTCTTGGCACAGAATCGTACGCTCTGAACCGTGAATAATGAAATACCCAAATGGATCATATGGACATTCGCCAATCTCATCCTTGCTCATTGGGTAATCATTCATGATACAGAGAGAGGATCCAAGCATAACTGGAATCTTGCCTAGAGATACACCCTCGAATACTTTGACCTGCTCATCATATTCTGAAAGAGTCTCTCCCTTGTAGGAACGAGCAGTAAATCGTACATCACAGAACATTTGAGCCGCATATGTAAAATTACGCGCACGTGCCTCTTGAGGAAACATAGGCTTGATACGTCCAGTGGCTTCCTGAATGCGAGGCTTCATATACGTAACGTTTTCAAATGTCAGTCGTAGTTCATATTTATATTTCTTTAGTTTCTCATCCTGTTCGTGCCATACCACAATCGGAGCTGTAGAAGCTACAATTAGAGGGATCTTGTTACGGATGAAGTCCTCAAAGGACTCGATTTGATGCTCAACTAGCTTAGGGATTCCCTGGCTTTGAAAATATGTCTTAATTGTTTCCCACTCCATGGTATTCATATGAGTATCGTTCAACGTAAATAGATTATGATTCGTTTTTAACAATAAGAATGGACGGCCCAGTTGTAAAAATTACAAAGATGGATACTCCTTCAAAGATACCTGTTAAACCCATAGAAGATCCCAAGCTCGATGGTGGAAAGAATACAAAGAAAACTACGAAAACATATCCTCGTGGAATTCTGAAGACGTCAAAAGTAAAAATTAAAGGAGTTTCGGATCCTGCGAAACACCCTCCTCTAAAAAAATTCATGAAGAAGCATACCATTCGAATGTTAACAGAAACTGGATCTCAGCATCGCAGAAAGACGATCAAGAAAAAAATCGATAGGATGACAGATAGTAAAGTAAAAGATATGGTAATAAAAGCCGGGTTATCAAAAGGGTCTGGACCATCATCCCTTCTTAGACAGATTCTAGAGGGCGGGATGTTATCTGGTTTCGTTTCTTCGGGTTAAATAACGAGAATGACAAAGGTATGGGGACCAATGGGCTGGATGACAATCCATTCTATTTCAGTTGCGTATCCTGATGCGCCAACCGAAAATGACAAGAAAATGTTAAATGAATTTATGGATTCGTTTAGTGCGACAATTACATGTATCAATTGTCGGCAACACTTTGAAAACATGTTCGCAAAATACAAACAAAGCGTTCCATCATGGGCAAACAGTAAGCAAGATCTATTTCTTGCTATATGTCGACTACACAATACTGTAAATAAACGGTTAGATAAACCAACTCCAAAAACAGTTGCCGAGTGTATTGCCTCTCTCAAAATCGCTACATCGTATACGAATCAATCTGAGTTTCGCAAAAGGTATATTGAATACCTTCAGAGAGACTGGAGTACATTTGGTCGTGGTACAAGTTATCAAGCTATAGCATTCAATGCTATTCGGAATATGGAAAAAATTAACGAAACATATTGGAACCACCGAGAAATACATTATTCTAATGTAAATTTCCCAGAAGCAGACGTACTTACATATCCAAATCAGACAGTCGAACAGAAAATAGTATTTCACAGACCCAATTTAAGAAATGTTAGATGGTCTCCACAGTAGTTAGGAAATACTCAGGATTCCAAGGTAGAGAAATACGTGGTTTCATTTCCCAATCATGTCGTTTCATCCAGGGATTACGAGTTTCTGAATGAAGCTCATCTGGATACAAAATACGTCTTTTCGCAGCTCGTAAAGAACTGTGTGGCATAATAAATTGGAGTTGACGATTCACATTAAAGTTTAGCTTCTTCGGATGTTGAATTGTATATTCGTCATACGCAACAATATCGCATAGTAAAGGAGCATCTGCGTAAGGATATACCCAATACCAATTCAGTGGTTGTCCAGTTTTGAAATAGTGCCACGTCCAATGAAATGTTTTCCAATATGCTTCCACAACTGGTTTCATATTGGTAACTCCATCTAAAACATGTAGTCCGTACTTATGCGAGAAGAGTTTTATGTCTTTCCCAAGAATAGCTTTCTCTTCGGGGCGTTTTCGAAGACCAATACGTTCTTTGAAAACTCCCATTTCTTTCGCAGCTGCGAAGTTTAGAAATGTATGTCTACCTTCTGATTTAAGAAGATCTGGGTTTCCTGCTTCATTATACGTATGAAGTGCTCGATCATATCCATCCTCACGCAGAGAAAACATTCCAAGATTTGGTATAAAATCATTACCAAAGCAGAGAATACCAAGAGCCATATACTGTTCAATAGGCATAGGAAGTTCTCGAAGGAGTTTCCAGATAGAAAGGGTTGCGAACTCAGCTTGTTTTAGTTTAGGATCATTAAACTCTGCGCTCTCTCGAAGAAGCCACATACCATGTGGATTAGAAAGAGCATGATGTTGTAGAGAAATAAGAATTAGATCTGCGTCCAGACCATAAATTGAAATGGTTCTACGCTGCTCTGGTGGCATCTTTCGAAGTTCATGAATGAGTTTATGCTCACCTTCTCCTGGGATTCCGGTTCCATTGACGATCGCATATGGAAACTTGGCTCGAAGTGCGATTTCAAGTTCACGCATATAAGGAGTATCTGGAGAGATTTGATTACGATCAAACGGTCCATGACCCTCTTCTTTAATCCGCATACGGCGGAATCGTTGTTGTACAATCTTTGCGTAAGGAACCAGACCATCCATGGCAATGACTAGTTGTTTAGATTTACAAATTGTATTCATGATATGCTCGAGTGCTTCTAAGATTGAATGAATTGGGTCTTCATCTTTTAGATAACGATGAATGAGACAGTTGAAATCGACAACAAATACATCGACTTCCATTGGAAGATTTTTCTTGACAGCTTCAATTATGCCTTTGTGGCTTTTTGATAGACTCGCGAAATAGAAAGGAATACCCATTCTATGTGTTAGAGTGATTAGGTTAAAACTCTTGGTTACAGAACAAATGTATTGGATCGCTGGACTTCTGTTTTTAATAGGAATTTTAGCATATGGTTATTCTGTATCATCACAAGTCAAAGTTGCTCCCTCTGGTGGATGTAATTCGTGCCCTAAAAATAATGGAAATGTGCCCATGTAGTCCAGATGTCGGAGATTGCTCAAAATGTAGAAATCCAGACGGAACTATTAAAATGAACACATCAAAACATGCGTTAAAGACTAGACGGCGAGCTCGATTTAAAAAGTCATCAAGAAAAACCTCCCGTAGAAAGTAAAATGATGTGGCTAAAGTTTCTTGTATCTGCGCTAGTTTTCGTTGCGTTCGTCCCCGGCGTACTCGTGACGCTCCCTCCGGGTGGTAGCAAGTGGGTTGTGCTAGCTGTACATGGTGTGCTATTCGCAGTTCTACACCACTATGTGCTAAGCGCCGTGTTTCGTGGTCTCAGGTCTCTATAAAAACTTCAGGCATCAAGTATAAATGGATATAATTAGCACACTTCTTTCAGTGCTTCTATTTGCTGCGTTTGTCCCCGGAGTTCTCGTAAGAATTCCCGAACATGGAACACGTGGAACAGTTCTTGTCGTCCACGCGATCCTATTCTCAATTGTAACAAGCTTTGTTATGAACTTTTATTGGACTAAGATACGAGAGCGTTTCGGAAATTATGGCCCTACGTGCCCAAACGGCTATGCGCCTGGATCAAATCAAGCTGGTCAACCTGATTGCCTTCCTGTTGGGAGAGCTACATTCGATCCTTCTGTGGCCATGATCTCTAATTCTCCCGCTACTAAATAAATGTGGGTAGGCATACTTCTAAAAGCAATTTTATTCGCACTCCTTATTCCAGGTGTTCACTTTACCATTCCTCCCGGGGCATCTCTGCGTGAACAAGCTCTCATTCATGGCGTAATATTCGCAGTTGTGAATTACTTTGTATATTTGTATGTTCGTCCTATGCTAGAAAGTTTTGAGAATCCCAGCACAAAAGTAGATCAACCGTGTCCTCCTAACTCTGTAAAGTGTCCTTCCGGAGACTGTAAACTAACAAACGATATATACGGTATCTGCTAGTAAACTGTAATGGATGATGCTACAGATTACTACCTCGGGATTAGTATTGTAGTGTTGCTAACATGTTCTCTAGTAGGAATATTGTGTAAGATATTACGGTCAACTAATGAAGATGATTTTGACGAATCATACACTGAAGCATCAAATGATTCCGTTTAAAATGATTATTTATAAAAAAAAGTTAATGAATCAAATTCTACAAAAGGTGCCACGTATTGCGCCTATTGCGGAATGCCGAATATGTTTACATACATTATACATATATAACCCAGACCGTTTTTGTTCCTATAACTGTAGACTTTATTGGGAAAATGGAATCTTTGGATGTTGATACTATCGTATACCATAATGGATTTCCCAAATATCTTACTAATTCTTGACAAGACGATTCGGTTATCGGTTGGCGTAGATAAGACAAATGAATTTCTTGTAGAATTTATGCGTAGAAGTGTCGATAGTGGGTATATTACAAAAACACACGCAAATGTCTATTTAAAAATATATGGATGTAAAATTCGTGAAACATGCTGGGGATGTGAAGAAAATCAACCGAATCAATTAGCACACATTGATCCGGGCGGTTGTCTATATGAGGAGTAAAACGGATGTATTCTTATCACTATTACACTCATCATGCGACTCGAATATTCAACAAGCGAATGTAAACCTGGAACTACTTTACGCAAAGTGTATTTATACGAAAATGATGGGGATGTTATTATGACAGACGAGATAATGTATGAGGATGATCCACCTTAGTAGGTGGTGATTGAATATCGTCAGAATAGATGTTCTTTGCTTCGGTTAAAAATTTTTCTGTTTTCTTTACGTGTTCGATAGCGTGATCTATAGATTTTTCAGCAAAAAATCCATTCCTTGCCCTAATCAATAAATAATCTAAATTTTTAATTTCACATTTCGCATTTGTTATAAGTAATTCGTAGAAAACACGATTCATACACTTCAATGAGAATAATTATTTACAGATGGCATATGTGGCTACGAATCTTCTGAGGGAATGTGAGAATGACCAAATGCGTATGGTTCAATCCTTACAACTAGCTGACGAATATTTGTAACCTGTTCAGGACCAAACGGCTTATTAAAGTCAAACTTACGACGAGTAAACAAACGCATATTTGCGTTTAGAATAAATAACTCATTTAGTTCATTGATACATCTAATATCCTTAAGTGCGTCATGAATAGATGTAGTTGTACCTGGCAGACGTTCGACATGTGCGATTCTGTCCTCAATGCCAGAATGAGTGTATTCAAATAGTACAAACGTGTACATTTGATTGGGGTATGCCATCGCAGTTTCAATAATTTGAGTGTACTTCCGATGGTCCATGCTATTGAGAACGTGAGAAATACACGCAGATACAGCCTTAGACGAATACATGTTTGCGCGCTTTACGGTAATGATTGATTGAGTTAGCATTTTGATTGCGTATAGGATGAACTATATCGTATAGTATGATTCCGTTTTAAAGATAAGTAAAACGGATTTATATACTGTAACCAAATAGGTATGAGATAACATGTCAAACACATACAGCAAGCCAATTATGATGGACGACGAATATGATATTAATGAAGAGGAGATTAACTATTCAGATAATAATGACTACGATGAACACTACTATTATCTGGATTACATTGAACAAACCTACGATTAAACAGAACGAATAAATTCCCAACGTAAATAATCACAAATTTTCTTCCAAATTTGATCGTGAGCTATTAAGCGATCACGACTTTTTAGCAGAGGAAAGTATACTTTGTATTCATCTAATTCTAAAAGCTCAAAGAACTTGTATAGAATGTATGAATAAGATAGGAAATTGGTGCGATCATCAGGACAGTACAGCAAAAATGGAGCCTGAATTTCCTGAAACATGGCTCGAATTTTTTCCTCAATTTCCGGGGTAATGGTTGGAGGCGGATTTCCGTTAAGTCTTGATAGGATGTGGGTGGCATGCTCGTAATACTTACTACGATTCAACTTCTTTAAAATCTCTCGCATACCAATCTCCGTTAATTCTGCGATATTCTGAATACGTCTCTTTTTGATTTCACAAATTACTTCGTGCATTACTTCTTCAGGAATAATAGTACTCTCTTTTGCCTGAAATTGATTTAGAATCTCATTCAGATGGTTGATCTTTTTATAGGCATAGTTATTGCGTTCCTTTGGAGGATCGCGAAATGAAGGAAAATCTGAAACAACCAACATATATTCTTCTGAGCCACATTTAGGGCATACAAGAATACCTTCTTCGGATAACTCTTCTCTTGCGATATTACACCTATCACAGTGCTCAGTTGTATGCGTTCGTTCTGTAATCTCTACGCCTGTATTTAGTTTCATACGACTCGTAAATTCTTCATACAGATCTTTCTTTGAAATAGAAGGAGTATCTTGAGTTGATTGAAGAAGATACTTTACAAATGTATTTTGATCTGCGGGTGTTGTAGACATCGACTGAATCTTATCTGAACTTCCATAATACTTCAGAATGATATCCGCATTTTTGATATAGTAGTCTTTTAGTGGATCATCCTGCGCAAGGCGTTTTTCAATTGTACGAAGTTCCTCTTGTAACTTTGTAGATTTGTAGATATCTTGTATATCTTCAAGTTCCTCTTCTAGTTCAACCTTTCGCAGTTTAAGATCGTCTAAATCCGCGTCTCTCATTCCAGATATGATATTCTGGTGAATTGAATCAAGAGTTCCAGATACTGTATCGGAAGCTTTTGATTTAGAAACACCATCTCTAGATTTCTTTATACGAAAAACATTATCCATTGATAATTCTTCTTCATCTCCCTGAAAATATGAAATACAAAAATCCAAGTCCTGCCATAAGTGTTGGAATCGCAGATACAAGCTCTTCTTTGTTTGAAAATGATTCGGTCGTTGAGGCAGATGCCAAGCATACAGATGGATCAACTTGTTGACACTGGCTAGAGGCAACATCAGCAGATAGATCTGTGTTAACAAACTTAGCATCACTACCTGCAGGATTTGACGCAGGACACGAAAGACATACGCATGGAGGATTCGAATCCACCATAAGAGATGTAAAAAGATGTAGGGGGTTTAATCCTTCAATATCATCTGCTACTCCTGGAATTAGACCATTAAAATCAGCTCCTAATTCGGATATAGATGCAGGTAATGCCGCTGCTCCAGATGACATGTTATTAATGTAATTGTATCTCGGCTTTAGGGTTCCATCCGGAGCGGTACACATTCCACCTGTATTCACAAAGTATTGGTTACCTAAAGGAGGATTTCCGGTAATAAGAGCCTCTACATAATATACGATCGCTGATGCGTTAGTACCAAGCTGACTAAATGAACCATCTGATCCAACACCCAATGACGATGGTCCAGAAATACCATCTGCGTAGCTATAGTCGGGTCCTAAAATCTCTGTTTCAACATTTGAAACATCTGTTCCAATATTCTCTATATCAGCCCATAATGAGTTCCCCCCTGTATCTGCCATTATTAACTACCCATGTTTTTTGATATACTCGATAGCTTGTGTACGATACGATAGATTTGTAAAACAACACGGCCTCTGAAGTAGGATATTCTTTGCTACACTTTCAACAGAATAACCGAATTTTATACATGTATACATGAGAAGCAAGAATGCGCTACGATTTATACCACATTGACAATGAACATAAATATTTTTACAGTCTTTCGATGCCAGAAATGTATTCATAACTTTTTCAAACTTGGAATACCATTTTGTAATATCTTCGTTTTCATCATCAATCGCATTGATACATGCGTAGCGATCTGACCATTCATTCTTAAACCATTTTGATCCACATTCATCATCTGCGCAATTTACGACATGTGTAATACTATACTTTGATAATGTACATATATCAACACTTTCAGCTGATCCCAGTATAATGCGTGGGTGAATCATTGCGAGTGAATCAGATCTCCAGCCTTTTGAATTTCGTCTGTATTTGTCCCAAAGTTGGTCCATATCTATAATATATAATTGCCGAGTAAAACGAATACGTTTTACGCAAAGTCGTATGTAGTATACAACCCAATACTATGGATTACAAGTCAGTTCACAATACAAGTTTGCATTACGCAGAGATATATAGGCGGAACAAGTTGATGGCGTCTTCAAGAAACAAGATAGGCAGTAGGTCGCGTGGATGTGGTTGGTCCGACAACACTTTACACGCAGAACGAGCAGTTGTGAAACGTTTTGGTGACATTTCACAACTTCACGGTTGTATTCTGATTGTCGTTAGAATCAATAAACAAGGCGATATTTTAGGATCGAAACCATGCGCAGATTGTGAAAAGTTTCTATCAAAATGTATGAAAGAATATGGGCTTTTAAAGGTAATTTATTCCTGATTAAAAGAGGGATCCAAACAGGGTCCCAACGACATACGCAACAGCTACTGCTACACCCGCAAGAATAGCTGCGCCCATATAGGACGGCACACCACCCGCAGTATATGTATTCGGAATATACTGAAGAATCATAGATCTAGGAGTGCTTAAGGAAATCAACATAGCTGCCGCAAAAAATCCAAAATACACCATGAAGTTTTTTACTGCGTATCGAACTGTGTTAAATGTATGACTCTGACTCTGTTGAGTCATAGGTTTTTGATAGGAGGTATTCTGAGGAGAGATAAACGGGTCTACACCACCTGTCACAATCGGTGAGAATGTCGTCGATTGAGGAAGGCTAGGATTTTGTACAGGGCCACTTCCAAGTAGATCGCTTAAGTCTGTCGCACCATCTGCCATTTATTATGAAGGGAGGATTTCACATTCAGCATCCTCCGCATGGTACTGATAGCACTTCTTGCCAATTTCAACGGTTGTTCCTTCAACCTTATCAACTGGAAGAGCTAGTGTAGCTCTATTTTGAAATGGCTTATGAAAAAGAAGAATCGCAATACCTAGACCTACAATAAACGAAAGCAAAGGCAAAGTTTCTCTAGAAATTGGATTCATTTGTGTTGAGATGCTACAAAATTAAGAGACGTTGATCCATTGGAACATGGAACCTCTGTTGTCTGAAACTTTACACACCCAGTTCCCGTATGTAATGACATATCTCCATGTGGGGTTGGAACTTGAGGATGATTACGAATAGGAGGTGTAAATACGACTGCGATAAGTAGACCTACTAGAAACCCAACAAATAACCAGAATATCGAGAACATTTATTATTATTATGGGGCTACTTGAACAATTTCACCAGTAGAAGCATCCCAATATAGAGGAAGAAATCCAGACGGTGGACCGCCTGATACTTGACGTATAGGGGCAATATAACACCTATCTGTGTAAGATGTTATCAAACTATCACCAGTTGCATTAATGATTATTGTGTTATCATGTTGTCCAGTATCGCCAGCATTTGTTCCAATCGCAATCGCATACTTTCCTTGGCTAGTATTTCCAGCATTCAATCCTATCGCAACTCCACAAGTACCTTGATCGTGTTCTCCAGCAGCGTATCCTATTGCGACTGCGTAATCATGCTGAGTATCATTTCCCGCCCCATTTCCTATCGCAATTGCGTTAGCATGTTGATCAATAGCACCAGATGAATTTCCTATTGCGACTGCACTATCAAGTTGTCCGCTATTTCCAGCTCCAGGCCCTATTGCGATTGCTCCATCAGCCTGACCAATTCCTGCGTCTGATCCTATTGCTATACTGTTAGATCCAGCAGTTCCAGGATAAAATGTATCCGCAGGACCAATAGCTGTCCATAAAGCTCCTCCTGTAGGACCTATTTTCAAAATATTTTGGTCTGTGTCAAATCCAGGTTCACCGGCTAACAGAGGTACTGATGATCCTGCCCAATTCGCAGTTGTATCACGACGCATTTGGATTTTTGTAATTGTCGGAGTGGCCATCTTTATCAGTTCTATCTACGAAATATTTAGGCTGATCCTCCATCAAACCAGTTAACTGTATTCGATGTTCCTGCGGCATCTCCATCAATCCACAAGGATACATTCTCTACTCCAGTTCCAGAGTTGCCTCCATCAATTCCAGTTATATGAAGAGGAGTAGGTCCTCTTCCGTCAAACGGACAACTACACGTAGGAATATAGGTTAGTTGTTGAAAATCTGGAAGACAATTTATACTCGCATAGATAGAATTATTATTGACAGTTACGCCTTTCTTGTATTCGACTTTTACTACAGAAGCTTCTGCTAGAGTGCGTCGTTTGTTCGTATAGGATTGTGCGCTCATTTACTTTCACCCGCGGGAATTCTAAGCTTACGTCTAACCTTAACGGTTGGTATTGGTAAAACTTCAATAGGTTGAGATTTCATAGCTTCAAATTGCTGACGCGCCTGATCTACGGGAATGCCCCTGTACACCATCTCCAGTTTCAATTTGAGGAATTTGTCCATAATCTAAGGAAGGAACATTTCTCACAGCATTATGCCACGTATTAGGTTCAAATTTAACCTTTTGTAATTCAGGAGGAGTCGCAGTTCCATGACTCGCATATAAAAAGTACCCAAACGAGCCTACGACACATACCAATAGTATGATGTTAAACCACATCGAAAATATTGAATCTCGAACCGACCGTACCCATAACAGATTATTTTCGATTTGAGATGACGTGTCTTTTACCAAATGAAACATCTTACTGAAACATAAGAAGATTCAATGGTATCTTTAACCACAGTCTATGGTATATCCATTCTTTTGACAAGTTTAGCAGGGATGGGATCTGCTTTTGTTGGGAACAAAATTTATCCTCTAAAGGGAGGTGCAGTAGAACTTCCACCAACTCCCGCCGATGTTAAGAAAGCTACTGAGGAAGCAGATAAGGCAGCAAGCGATGCCGCAGTAAAAGCTGCGAAACTAGCTGCGGCCGATCTATATGAAGTTAAGAAGGCTCAGCAAGCTGAGGAACCCCCGCCTACACCTGCCCCTCAACCCATACCCGAACCTCTATCAGAGGAAACTCCTGCGCCCATAAACGTAAATACTCTAGAAGAATCGATTAAATCTGGGTTTAATATGGATGACGAGTTTGCCGCAAATGTTGTAGACTTTATCAAAACTCCTGTAATAGAATGGACATCTATCGCAGGAAGCCCTCAGGAACTAAGACGTAAATTTATGAAAGCACTCACTCACCCAAATCTAAATAAATGCCCTGCGAAACTTCTGGATCTATGTAAGATCGTAAACATCAAGTATTCGAACATGAAAGATTTTATTGAGAATAATCCGTACATACCTTATGAAGATCAAACAAAGGACGCGCTAGATCTTCTTTCCAGCACTGAGTAAATGTAACGTTCAACTTTTTAAGAATTATATCAATGTACTCGTTGGTTGAATCGTGTGTACAAAATGTAACCTTATCTGTCTTGCTCTCAAGAAGAATGCGAATAACTTCGTATTGTTCTTGTGGAGGTATTTTTAGCATACATATTGTGAGAGGTGTATTCTTATACATAAGATGTTCTCGAATAACATCCATTGACTAATGTTGTTAAAAGATTGTTAAAACGCATTGAGAGGCTGGGCATACGGGTTCTCTCCGAACGCCTTGAGAATGCTAGGGTGATTTCTCTGAGTGTGAATATCCTCCTGTAGAGGCTGATTAAATTTGTATGAACCAAGATGTTCGGCGCTCGCTGCGTTAGCCGACATTCCTGCGTTGAATCGTGTGGCATCAATGATTGCCTGTTCATTACGATTGGAAGCTGCGTTAAAGTTCTCGGGACCAATCGACACACCAGTTCCCTGGGCACCAGCAGGTCCAGGGCGTCCCTCTGCGGTGAGTCTCATGAACTCTGCGTAGGGCTCAGTAAACGCACGAACATATGGAGCTAGAATAGCGATTGTACCACCTACAGATCCAAAGTATTCTTTTTCGGTTGTCTCACGTGCCTGTGCCTTCATGGGCTGCTCAGAATAAATTCGGGGAGCAGTTTGAGCACCTACGGCAGTATTCACACGGTCCATTCCTAGAACGACAAACCGATCGGGTTTATTCTTTTTTACATCAGCCTGGATACCCGACATAGTTACTGAGTGTGCGCCAGGAATTACAGGAGGCTCATAGGACAACTTTGGGTTTGTCACTACGCGTGTCTCATCCGTGGTTCTTGGCAGTGCGAAGTCCCGAAGCTGTTCCTGTTGAAATCCGCCACTAGGAATATTGGTATATCCATCATTCGCACCAGGACCTACCTGTACTTGATCAATAGGAAACACATTCTTCATGTTCTGGCCACTGACCATACGAGACTGTTCAAAATCTGTCTCTACTTGGTTTCCAAAAGGCTTTCCAGATCCCGACTTAGCATCAAAAAATGACTTCACCTCACGCTTTTGGAAGTATTCTTTGCCTGCTCCTGTATGTGTGTCCAAAACCTGGTCTGTTGCGCCCGAGTACATACTTTGGGTTTGGCGAGCTCCAAAAAATGGTACTTCATTATTATGACCTTTGTGATCTTGCGAGTGTTGAACATCGTCTTGAATCTGTTGTGTTGGTCTAGGTTCTCCTAGAGTAAAGTTTTCTACAGCCACCGTAGGATCTCTGCTAGGAGGTTGGTCTTTTGTTAACATATAACCGACTGCTCCAAGCCCAACTAAAAGTGCTAGCTCGATCATCTTTGTATTTGCTGATTACTTTTTCTTGTCTCTCGCAGACTCAATTTTTATAGTGTATGATGCCACTGTCTGGGGTCTATGGTGAAGCCATGTCATATTACGGTGAGTCTGATCAGTTTCAGACGGAGGAGCAGGCTGATACGCAGGAGCGAACGGTACATCGTCAGGAACATATACGGAACGCTTGGTAGGTGTGTCTAACGCATAGTTACTCATTTGCTATTCTTAGATATCCTTTTTGAGTTGGGCAATCGTCGGAATACCATGCGAACTTGCATTCCACTCTGACCATCCTGTGCGATTAAATGCGTCTACAGTCATACGGCTTAGCATGCCCTTATATTTGTCTACCAGTCTGTTAAATGATCCAGTATCTGTTCCAGGTACCGGGAGAGGGAACTTCATGTTCTTATTGCCAGGTTTTGCGCCATAGCAATTGACTCCAAATTTATTCGAAGGATTGAAATATCCACCATTCACGCCAGGTCTTCCACAAGTAGTTCTTTTAGTAGCATCAGCTTCCTGCTGTAGAAGCTCCCATGTAGCCTGTTGAGTCGGGAATAATGCCATTCCACCTTGTGTCCAACCATATCCACACCATTCTCCACCTGCGGAATAAGCGTCATTTACCTGATCATATGTTGCTAGATCTGCGCCATACGCTGCGCAAACAGCTGGAGCATCGTCATAAGTGTAATCATTTCCGCTTACAAAAAATACTTCCTTCTTCTCTAGAGATTGAGGAGTAATTGGAATAGCTTCGGCAGGAGCAGGTGCTTTCTCATAGAAGCCAATGTCTAACTCATTCCCTTTAGACTTAAAAGTTAACACTCCCATTTTAAAAAGTACAAACCCGAGTAGCCCAACCAAAAGTAGAACTACCATAAGAGATAGTACACTCCCTGTAGACACCAAAACTATGACGGATAGGAGAGCTAATCCCGCCATAGATACGATAAGTATTGTTGGAATGGGAAACATCTTTGTTAATTCTCTAGGCGATAATAAATCAGTAATCTCATTTTGTTTGATATAGGAAACTGCTTGGGTCCATGCTCTTGAACTTGTCTATCATTTAGTGTATACCATGATGAACCTGGAGGCATATTTCTGCCATACCCCCACCAATGCATTCCATTGTAACAGCTTACAGAAATTAGAGCATACTGGTGATTGTTTAACGCAAGAATGCTTGAATAATCTACGGATCCTTCGGTAGGGATCATATGAAACAACATGACTTTTGGAAAAGATCCAATTAGTTGTTGCTTTTTACAACCAGTTTTCTTACACTTTTCACATTTCCATTCGTCAATTGTATGTTCCTGAACTGCTTCTGCGATACAATTAATCATAGGTCTATTTTTTTCATTGCTTGAAATGGGAAATTCAATAACAGAATCTTCTTTAAGCTCTCTTGTATCACAGTTGATACATGTAATTGAATCCGCAATTTTGAATCGCATAAGTTCGTCTACAAATGGAAGCTTATCGCATAAATACTGAAGTAATTCATGTGTGTCTCCAATACCATTTCCTGCTGGCATAGTATCCGTTCGTACTACATCGAAGAATTGTTTTAGACCATCTTCGCCTTTTGACTTCCAAATTTTACAAAGACATTCGTCAATAATGTTGTCTTTGTCAAACGTTTCTTTGTCGTATCGCTCTTGAACTTCGGGGATTCGCAATATTGCCTGAATACATGTATTCACCCAACAACTTCCTCGAAAATTATTTAGACCAAACATTCTTGTGTTAATGCTGGAATTTAGAGAAGTCTGTTAAAAAGGGTTGCGGTTCGTTTTCCTCCATGGGAAATGCTTTTTCTAAATCAGGATTGTATTGATACGGTTCATCATCTCTGCTATCATCAGATGAGTGTTTTCCACTTTTATGTTTGGTGGGTTTCTTTCCAGGAACAGGTGTTACTTCAGGACCATAAATATCGGGATATGTATCTTCACTGTCATCACCTTTCCCTTTCGCAGGAGCAGGAACTGGTTCTGCTAGTTTCGGGGCTTTAGGACCATAAATAGGTGCCTCATAAGGGTCTTTGGACTTGGGCTTTGTACCCTTTGTTCCAAACGTGCTCAAAGTAGACAACAAATCTTTATTTGTCATCTTTTCTACGGGCTTAGCAGTATAAAACACAATAATTAAAAGTGCGATTCCAAGCAATACCCAGGTGTATTCCATTCTTCTCTTTGTTCAAAGCAAACAAATGCCTCGTACTAAAACACACAAGCAATCGAAGAGAAATCGTCGTCGGACTCTGCGAAGAAAGCGTAAAGGTGGATCAAATTCTCAGGCATTAATTCCGCCTACGTCTGCGTTTAAAAATTACCCCGTTAACTCAGATAACGCATGGCATAAAATAGCCTGAACTTCTTACAAAGATGCTTCAAGGATATAAGCCAGGAGTTGGTATATGTAATTTGGGATATAACTATAAGAACAGGGGGTCACCCGGAGATACTGGTCCAACTGGTTATACGGGTCGCGATGGAACATCATCGCTAACAGGCGCAACCGGCTACACAGGCTACACGGGCTATACAGGCTACACCGGTCCTGATGGTCAAGCATTTAACACAGGAGCAACTGGCTACACAGGTTCTACTGGTCCTACAGGTTTTACGGGATATACTGGAAATACGGGTCCTACAGGTTTTACGGGATATACTGGAAATACGGGTCCTACAGGTTTTACGGGATATACTGGAAATACCGGTTCTACCGGTCCTACAGGTTACACGGGTTACACTGGATACACAGGTTATACTGGATATACTGGATATACAGGAGATACGGGTCCTACGGGTCCTACGGGTCCTACAGGTTATACGGGTTATACCGGTTACACTGGAGATACAGGTACTACAGGGTATACGGGTTATACGGGTTATACGGGTTATACGGGTTATACGGGTTATACGGGTTATACGGGTTATACTGGAGATACTGGAGATACAGGTCCTACAGGTGATACAGGGTAT